TATTCTTTGACATCAGGTAAAAAAGGTTGCTATCTATTCCCTGTAGCTTAAACTCCCCGCTAGTTAAAATCAATAAAATTATGGAAAACAAAACAGACAATAGTATGTATCGAGTCGGAGATATCGTAATAGGTAGCTCTGACCCTAGTAAGTCGGTGTATTCAATCACTGGAACAAAAGTAAACCCAGAGGGTGTTTCTTTATTTGGTAGCGATGAAGCTCTGACAGCCAGAGCTAAAGATTTGGCAAGGTCTGCTGTAATGGCTGGAGGTATACCGCTTCCTGTCAACCAAGGCGACAGCAAGAACAATCAAACTAAAAAAGCAAAGAAGAAGCTTACTAAAACCAACAAAACCGCTCCATTCTCTATCGAGAGCTATGTTTCAAACGTATCGCATGAGCATGAGATAGGTAATTATGTTAATTATACTCCTCCTTACAGCGCACCATACACTCCAGAGCCTGAGCGCACATATTCAGTGGTACAGTTTGAAAACGATTTTGGTAAGATAAAGTCAAAGGTAGAAAATATTGTAGAGCATGAGTTGGCATTTATGCTTGTATACTCGGATGAGGACGCTATGGTATTCGAACCTAAGGTAGGTGAATTGCTGGCTATTCATACACCAGACAAACAGCGTATCGAAGTATACTATCCAGGAGTTACTTTTGACTCGCCAGATAACACTAAAAAGTTTATGATTCTGTTTAAAGTACCTGCAGAAAATCAAGAATAATTTTATGGAAAAAAATGGAATGTTGACGGAAAAGTCCATAAGCGACTATGACAACACAAAGAAAGCTGAGTACTATGATGCTGAAGGTTTCGAGGTTGCTGATGAAAAAAACAAACACAAGCTCAGCAAACCTGAACGATTAAACAAAACGCAGGACAACGAAGAATAACTATGATGTCTCCAGACGATCCGCAGAATTATTTTAAGATAGGCGACAACGGCAGAGATCGCTACTCTAATCCTTTTTATAACATACCATTGCAGTATCTTCCGATGAATATCGAGGGTATGTTGCTTTGGGCAGAACATTTCTTGTATAGAAACGGATTCTACAAACAGGCGTTAAACCGTATTGCAAACTACTTTATTACATCGCTATCGATTGAGTGTGATGATGAAGAGGCAAAAAAAGAATATCATGAGCTATTAGATAAACTTAAATGGAAACAAATTTGTTCTAAAGCAGGGCTCAATCTACTAGCTTACGGTAACGAGTTTATTACAGTTAACCAGGGGTTCTATAGATATTTGAACTGTCCTTCTTGTGGTAAGTCTACAAACATCGACAAGCTACAGAACTACGAGTTTAATAAAAATAAATTTAGTATGGTTTGTTTGAAATGCTCTTACAAGGGTGAGCATAAGGTTGTAGATAAGCCTGCTAATAGTGTAGATAAAATTCATGTAGTTCATTGGCCTGCTAAAGAAATCAAGATCCGCTACGAGGAAACTACAGGAGAGGCAGAATATTTCTGGGACATCCCTCAGCAGTATGCTAAAAAAGTAACTACTAAAAACAACAAGTTTTATAGTAAAAAAACTCCTCAGATTGTTTTCGAGTGTGTGTTTAACAAAACCATGCTTGCATTCAATTCAAAGAACTTTGTACATCTCAAGCTCGATACACCAAGCACTATCAGAACAGATGGAAAAGCTATTCCTCCAAGTATGTTCATCTTTGAAGATCTGTTCATGTTGCAGACTTTGAAAAGATATAATGAAGTTATTTGCTTTGAAGATATCGCCCCTTTCAGAGTTATTAGTATGGGTGACGGAACCAATCCAGCAGCAAATCCGTTTTTAAACCAAAATGGTGCTTTATGGTCGCATGCTGTAGACACTATGATCGAGGAGCACAGGAGAGATCCAGGATCGTACCATAAGTTCCCGTTTTCTATCAACTACCAGCAACTAGGAGGAGAAGGTACAAAACTAGCTCCAACGGAAATGATGGAGTATGCCAAGAACGGTATTTTGAATGCTTTGGATGTTCCTGTAGAGATGTTTCAAATGACTTTCCAGCAAACTGCTGCAGGTCCTATGCTACGTATGTTTGAGAATGCTTGGAGCGTTATTCCAAGTAATTACAACATGTTGCTAAATCATATGGGTGAAGTATTGGGCAACATCATGGGTCTGCCCAAAGCTAAAATATCTCTCATTCCGATTACCTTCTCAGACGATATGGAAAGAAAGTCTGTCATTGGTCAGCTTGTATCTGCAAATGCGATTGCAAGATCTGAATTGCTCAAGCTTTACAACTTTGACTATGAAGATCAGATTCGTAAGAAACTTGAGGAAGATCGTATTGCTCAGGATGTGCAAACCGAAGAACAAGAAAAGCAGCAACTAGCTCAAGCTACTCAAGCCAATCTGATGCAGATGCTGCAAGGTCAGCAACAGCAGCAACCTGGAGGAGCACCCGCAGGGGGAGGCGGAAATATGACGCCCCAAGATGCACTAGCGCAGGCACAACAGCTAGCTCAGCAATTGTTCCCTATGGACGGTGCTCAGAGAAGATCACAATTACAGCAGATTAAAGCACAGGATCAAGATTTGTACGCTCAAGTAAAAGCTCAATTAGACCAATTAGGTTCTCAGGCTAAGTCTCAAGGCTTACAGGGAGCTAAACAACAAGCAGCACAAGCCCCTCAACAGTAATATTATTATGGCAAAAATTTATAGATGTATGGTAAGTGATAAGCCTATACCTGAAGAAAGGGTCGAGGCTTTGAAGATGTTAGGTATACCGGAAGATAGATGGACTTGTATAGAGCACGCGGTACAAACACCTAAAAAAGGTATATATTTAGGTGAAGCAGGTACAAGTCAGCTACTCATTGTGGATAAAGTTTACGATGACTCTGTGCGTTCAGTGTTTCGTGGAGCAAGAAAAGAAACTTCTGAAAATAAAGAAGACGAGGAATTAGAATCTCCTGCCTACAATGAAAAGGAATTGAACTATTATATATCTAACGACGAACCTACAGAACCTGAAGAAAAAAATCTAAACTAGCTGCGCGACAGCCAGCATATTATCCGATATAATAAACTTCTAACATTACCTAGATACTATGGATCCTGAAGCACTACCTCCAGCAGAAAATCAAAACCAGGTTGTTTTGTTTGATGCAGAACTCCCAGAAAGCGGGACTTTTAATTATGTACCTACTCAAAAACCACAAGAACCTGAGACTGTAGTTATAAAATTTGAACCTTTACACAACACCAGTATTTATGCACCGGAATATACCCAAATACAAAACGAGGTAGAGTATATTGCCGACGATCTAAGCAATACAGATAGTCAAAATCAAGTTGTTCTTTTTGATGAACATGAGATTGTCAATGATGCTGAGATGAATGTAAGTGTGCCAGTGCCGGATGTTCTAGCCGACACAGCCCTACAGGATCAATATGTCTCACATACTGAAAAAACCGAAATGGGATTAGTATATGATGATGTTCAATCATATAAGATGACCGAATCTGTTCCAATACCGCCCATGATCCCGGTACATAAATTTGAAATACAGCAAAGATTAAAGCCAAGTCAAATATAACTTCTTGAATATATCTATATCTTTATACTATGCACGACTCCGACCATCACTTACACGCATCTGATACAGTTGTTAATCTGCAAGAACTACTTGAAACAGTAAATAGTTTAGAGAGCGACTGTAGAGTTAGGGAAGCTGAACTGAACGGCGTTAAGATAAGACTAGAGTCTAATGCTCTGACCGTGCAAGAGCAATTAAGAGGCTTAGAGCGGGCTGTACAGGACATCAGAGACATGGCTAGAGATGCCAAACATATCAGTGTTGGAGTAGACGGACAAAACGGTTTACGAGGATCTATAGCAAATTTAACCAGAGATGTTAATAGTATGACACAAGATTTTAATTTTTTACGTCAAACTGCAAACAGCTACACGGAAACTAAAAACCTTTTGATGCGCCTTTTTGTCACTTCTGCTGTGGCTGTGGTTGTCCAGTTCGGTGGTGCTGTATGGTTTGTTTCTTCGTTACACAGTAAACAAGAAACTATCAGAGAAGATTTGAATAGAGTTATACGACATATTGATAAAACTTACGACGAGCAGGGTAAAGCGCGATTACCTGTAAAATAGCTTGAAGGTTAGGCAATACAATAATGAGCGGGGCGAAGTATTAGGATATATGTTCATGTGTCCTGGTTGCGGTAATTATCATGCTCCAAAAACACTAGATGACGGTAATGGACACACATGGAAGTTTAACGGTAGCCTAACTACACCCACTTTTTTTCCATCGTTATTGTTTTCAGAACAAGGAGAAATCTGCCATTCTTTCGTCAGAGATGGCCATATACATTTCTGTAGCGATAGCACACACAGCGCAGCGGGTCAGTCCGTTCCTTTGTTCACACTGGACAATAACCAGGTCAACTGCTAGAATACCCAAATGAAATCGGGTTCTAGTTTAATATTCGTTGTCGTGGGGCTATTATTATCTGCTTGCGCTACACGAAGCAGATTACCGCTGTATTCTCCTGTAGTTGTCCCGCCTCCTGCACATAACACAAATTCACTCGGAGGCAACATAGATGATATCGATAATTCACTTAAAAAAGCTTCATCTGAGATAGACAGAATTAAGATACTGATAGATTCGATACCAGTTAATTAAGTATGAAAAAATATATTATTTTTATTTCTGTTTTTCTGTGCGCTGCTTCTATACAAGCAGAAGACAAGAACGCATTCAATATTGAGTTAAAGCGTAGATTATCTTTAGAGTTGAGTAATCTACAGACTTCTATGATGGATGCAAAGAACGAGATAGCGCAGCTGCGTAGAGATAAAGCCCATATAGATGCTGATCTTAAGAACATGGAGAGCTGGGGTAAAGTTCAAGAGCAGGAAAAAAATGATTACTATGAACAAATCATAGAAGCAAATCAAAAAACTTCAGATGTACAGGCACAAGTAGATACTGAGATAGAAAAGAATAAAGCCACACTTTTAAAATATCGTAGAGTCAAATCTATACTAGGCTATATCTTTGGACTTGTTTTGAGCTATATCTATATCAGGCTAGGTGCGCAAGCATTGTCGACAATAGCATCAACACTAGTAGGTCCATGGGCTTTTGTATTACGTTTTGCTGGACCTGTACTGGCTTTCGGGGCAGGCTATTTAACTGTTAATCTAGTGTTTTAGTTATGTTTAAATCTCTAATCAATGTTGCAAAAAATGCTGCTGCATACTTACAAACCGGAGTAACTCCTCCTGGAGTATGTCCTCTAGAACAGAAAGATGTGGCAGATACCAATCACTTCGCCAGTAAAAAATTCTTTGCAGCTTTTTCAGGATTTATTATTTTAGCTGTTTTTTACATCAGCAGCATAGGTATACTGTTTCTCCTAGATCACGAGCCTGCATTACTCGCAATCTATCCTACAATATTCACAAAGACAGTAGAGGTATTTGCAGCTATCATGGCAGTGTACCTAGGAGGACAGGCAGTGGTAGATCTGAAGTACAACAGCACCAGTAACGCCTCGCTAGACGCCAAAGTTGAGGTTGTTGATATAACTGAACGTAAAATCACAAACGAAAAAGAAGACGACTATACACTGGAAATTGAAGATGAAACTAAATGATAAAGGTATTGAGTTTATTGTTACTGAGGAAACAGGTGGGAGAGCCTACTATGAAAAGGTATATAAGAGCACTTTTACCTGGCCAGGAGGAGCGTCTGGTCCTACAGCCATGGTGGGTATTGATGTTGGCTATTATACTGAGGAAGAGGTCAACAAGATCTTTAAGCCTCTTACCGAGCCCTCAGAACTAGCATTGATACAGGGAGGCAGAGGATTAAAAGGGTTGAGTGCTAAAGAGTACACAGTCAGACTCAAAGGTATTACTTTCTCTTGGGAAGAAGCTATTCAAACATTTAAAGAATTTATTCTACCTAAGTTTACAACTCTGACATGTAAAACTTTTCCAGGAGTCCTAGATCTGCATGAAAATGCGCAAGCAGCTATGGTTTCTGTTGTATTCAACAGAGGAGTAGCTTTAAAGGGTGCCTCAAGAATTGAGATGCTAAATCTTCGAGAACTGATCAAAGCAGGTAAAGACTATGCTAAAATGGCTGCACAGTTCAGGAGCATGAAAAGGATATGGGACAAGACTAGTGGTCTTGTAGCTAGAAGAGAACGTGAGGCTCTTCTTATAGATAGCTGCGGCTAGGCAGTATCTTCGTCATCATCATCGGATTCATTATCGAATCCTTCTATCAGTTCTTCATCTTTTAGCGCCATATTATGCATATGCTTTAGGGCAGCAGATATATGCATATCGCCAAAATTAATAAGTCCTAGTTTAATTACAGGGTTATCGTAGGCTTCATGAGCATACAATTCTCCTTTTTCGTTACATACAAGCAGCATATACCCTCGGGTATATTCACCTAACTGCGTTATAAAGCTGCTCGGTATCATAAACCCATGGTCTTCTTTATCCTCGTGCATGATTAAATTATAGCACTCTGATAGCTAAAAAAAAGGAAAAACCCTATTAAGGTTTTTCCTCTTTTTCCTAGAAGACCATCTCTCGGTATTCTATTTTTTGCGCATCTGTTAACGGCTTCAACAGTGTGGCGTCATTGACTTGATTCTCAGAAGAATATATGTCAGTACCGTACATAACCCGGTAATGATATACCCATTTAGTCTCTATAGGGCTAGATTTGTTGGTTGTGCTAGAGCTCAAATTTAATTTTTTATATATTTGAGCCATGCTACAATCTTTTAATGCTCTATATCCTCTGGCGATAGTTTTTTCAACTACAGGAGGAAGATCATGGAAATATACATACTTGTAATCTTTCTCAACAACCTCTCTGTTACCTAGGTTGAATTTGACTAGGTCTTTGTAAAAACTAGCGTTGTCCGCATATTCATTCAATACAGCTTTGGCTGTTGTTACAGCTACTGCACTTTTAAGAATATTTTTATTGCTTAACGCCGCAAGCAGCACCGTTGCATCTGCCTCTGCATGCTGCTTTTTCTTCTGCTGGATGTTTGATTTCTCCAATACGTGTTATTTGCGCTTTTAAATTTACTATCTCTTCCTGCAATCTCTCTTCCTGCTCCTTACGCATTAAATACTTTTCCCTATAGATCTCCCTGAAGTCTCTCATGTGTTGAGAGTTATATTCAGTTAGCCCTCCAACAGCCACAAGGATCAGAAGAAAGCTAGATACAATATGATAGATTGTACTAGCTGCTGGACCTAAGAGTAAACTTACAGCACCGAACACACCAAGCGTACCGGTTATAGTTATAAGTGTTTTTTTAATTTTCATAAGGAGTCGTCTAATTTACTGGCAGTTAATATGAGTATGGTACATACCATAGATCTACCAATAACGTAGATACTCAAATTATTATACCATCATTTGAGCTATTTTTTCGACGGCTGCTTTCGACAATAATTGATTTATTGTTAACGGAGGAATCATATTATTATGAGACACATCCAAAGCTTCATACATACATTCACAAGCATTAGCGATTTTTTTTAAATCGTCTGCGTTGTTAAAATGCTTTGCGATCAAAGCTATGAATGTGTCGCTACTGTGGAAGTTAGCATTCATCGCGATAATTACATTTTGGATAGTTAGCTTCAAGATAATGGGCCACAGGCTCGCACACATAGCCTTCCCCATTTCCTCTGACCAATATACCGCCAGTACCTTTATACACAGTGTCTTGATATACAACGATCAGAGACCCTGGAGATGTACTCGGACCTGAGAAAAATACCAATGCATCTGCGTTGGTATTTTCAAATGTGTTTATTATGTCTGTGTATAGTTCAGTCTTTTTAAGCTTGTCGTAGAAAAACATGTTGCTCAAATGTATGGTATTTTTTGAGCATCCGATTTTAAACGATACGCCGATCTGATCTACCAGATCTAGTTCAAGAATAGGGTGGTTGATGCCGAGCTCTTTAAAATATTTTTCAGCAACTGCTCTTATTGTAGCTTTTGACGCACCGAAGTGTTTGGCTACTGCATCGCAAAAGCTTATATGTGTTTTTGTCATAACTGTTTACATTTTAACTACAGCATCTTTGAGTATATAGCCCGCTGCAATTTACCTAGCCAATTCTGTACAGTATAACAGCAATTTGCAATTTTTATCCAAAACCTTCTCCAACCTACATAGTTTAAAATTTTCTTAGTTCTGTTCCATAATAGTTTTTCTTTTGCAGCGGCAGCTTCTTGGTACAGCTGATTATTCGCCTCATAAGAATTAAGAAAATCGACCTTGAAGAGCTCTATTTTGTCCAGCTTCCCATATATGAAATAAGCATTGAACTCTGCCCATATGTCCTGTGTAGCTGAATATTTTAAACTATTGTAGAAGTTGATTACTCCGTGGTGGGCTATAGGTTTTAAATATTTATTTTTAACCACGATTTCTTTGTAAGGATTCCATGGTTTTGGTTTGATTGTCGCCAGTTCTTCTTCTGTATAGCAGATATATTCACGCTCCACTACTTCCTCATGAAGCTCACCTGCTTCATTTATCACATATAGTGCCAGGTCACAGTCTAGATCTTTTGTTTGAAAATCTACACTAGCCCAGTTTTCTTTTAATTCCTGCAATAGCTCGCTTAAAGGTAGCGGGTACTTGCATAGAATAGTGTCATACATTCCCATATAAGATTAAACTGTGTTATTGTTCTAGTGTTGTACCTGGTTTGAAGAATTCTATGAATGCTGGAGTAGATTCTCCAACATACGCACCTTCAACATTAAATGAAAAGTATTCGTAAGCTTCTTCTTCGCTCATGTCGCGCATCAATATCTCAATGCACTTCTGCCTATCGAATACTGCTATAGGGTTATTAAATTGAGTAGCTACACCTACGAATGCTTCTTCAAACCCGTCAGCCATCAGCACCGGCTGGTCAGGGTAGTTATCGTCCAGCCATGCATCTATCTGTTCAATTAAATTTTCCATACGTTTAGCTGTACACCAAATATTCAATCACATAAGCAACCAGCAAACCTGCTGCTGCTCCTGTAGCAAAAGGAATTAATGTATTGACGGTAAAAAGTTTTAATTTGTTCATATTATAGTATTTCTGTTGTTCTGTCGCTATCAAATATAGACAACTCTCCTTTGGTCGAGCTGCCGTCTAGCGACCCTGACACTACACTGTACGGTTGATATTCCTCTCGGCTTAGATACTTACGTATCAGCCAACCTTTACCATTTAAAGCTTCTGACAAAGCTTGACACTCTTCTTTGTCTAGTTGAATGTTTTTCTCTTTTGAGAATAGCTCTAGCTTAGTCAATACTCGCTCACCTAGAGTTATATCATATGTTGCCACAGCTGCAAAGTCTGTTCTAGGTTTATAATGTTCTTCTGTATCTAGTATTTTCATATCAACAAAGTCTTATGGCTAATTGCGTATCGTATGGTCCTCCTTTTCTGCCATCATAGATGATGTGTTCGCTCTGTACCCCTTCGCTGATCTCATAACTGCCTTCTTCATCCTTGGCAACAACAATAACGTCCCCATGTTTAGCTTTAAGAGCTTCTAATTCTTTAATCAGTTCTGATATTTTCAAATGATTTCTCCTTCATTTTAAACTCGAAGTCTAGATCTATAGACTTACCATACGTATCTGGTAACTTTGTAGCATAGTCTGCATGTTTACGAGGGTTGTTTTGATCTGGAGCTGATTCGCTATAGTGAAACAAGGGCCTGATTATTTGTCCCCATGACTCATAGCTGATATTAAACGCCTCTTCCTCAGAGAGACCATCAGGGTGACACTTGTGATGCAGATAGTCGAAAGTGATAGGAAGCCCTCCTCTAGGCTTCATATACTGATCTAACTTCTTAACGCTCCAGCCTGAAATTTTGTCGTCGTTCTCCAACACAAGGCGCATTCTGGTGTGGAGCTTCAATCTAGAATAGTTTTCTACAAACTTGTCTGCCACCCTATCCCAATCTCCATTACAGTTAACATGTATGTTTATCGGATTCATGAATATATCATAGCAGCCAATATCATTCATGAAGTCTGAATAGAAATCCAGCTCTCTGATTGTCCTAATTACAGCGTCTTGATTTTCGCTGGCTAGAACATTAAACTGATCAGGATGTAGGCTGAGTCTTACCTCAGGGAACTTTTCTCTAGTGTCTTTGATATATTGCACCTTTGCTAATATCTGAAAGAAGTTAGGTAGGTCCCTCATCTTTACCTCCGCTTTATCGTATGTGATAAGCGGAAACAGGCTGGAGCTTAGTCTGTAGTTTAGATTATGTTCTCCACAATAAGCTATAGCTAGCGCAGTAACATCTAGGTTGTGCTCGATGATTTCACCCAGCTTAATCAGCCCCAGCTCCCTCGGTAGAGAGCTGAAGCTTTTGTATGTGATAGTTCTAAACTTTAAAGGCTCGAGAGCCAGTACAATACAACAGACGCCTTTTTTAATCATTGATTTGTATGTAGCGAATTCATTTTTGTGTTTCTTGAGATATGATTTCTTCCAACTCTTTTTTAAGAAAAGCCTGGGCACAATAATACCTAGACTCTCCTTCTGGTGTTGTAGCTGGTCGGCTGTTCTCTAGCAGATACTCTGTCCATAGTTTAAGTACTTCTAGCTTTCTTCTAAGCTTTTTTTCAATTTCGTCGCACAGCATATTAATCTCTGTCGTCTTGGTCGTCCTGGCAGCATTCGCACCGCCATATTGATTTACTTGGGTTTTCTTTGTTTCTTTGGACAATGTATAGGTAAGTGCCGTTAGCGATGTCCAAACCTGTAGTGATATCTCCGCAATCTGTGCATTTAAACTCCATTTCTGGAAGCACACCCTCTTTACTTAATATTGCCATCTAATAATCCTTTTAATTTGTTTCTAGTACTTGCGCATGCTACATGATCATCAATTATCTCTAGAGCTTTACGCATACGGTTTCTCAACCCCTGAATTCCATCGTCATCATCACCCAAGCACATACCTTCGCGATACGTGCCTGAGTAGATTAGTTCTCCGTTTTTAAAGACTTCAAACTTAGACGGGACTCCCTGGGGATGGTTATGATTCCATTTTTTTGTAATCATCTAATTGTTAGTTTTTCTCAGTACGAACGTGAACGTCAAACCCTCCGGTCTTTCTATACTTTTCGTTAGGCTCACCTAGCTCCAGGAAACTTTCATCTACATCTGATGCAGAGTTGTAGATCTCTTTCATTTCGCCTTGAAATAGCTCTTCAAGCTTTTGCTGTGTCTCAAAATCCAGGTCTTCTGGAAAATCGCCTGCCTCTGCATCCCAGCGAAGGCTGTAGATATACTCTAGGAACTCATGAGCCTCATTTCCTGTATAAGGGTTGTTTTCTAGATTCTTGAACTCTTCAGGGTCTAATTCAATTGGCTTGTTTGCGTATGCGACCCTGGCTGATTCTGTTTTCCTGATATAGTATTTCATAATATTTGTTTTTTCTTTGCTGTGGTTACTTCCTGTTCTTCCACCATATGTTTTGTGGTAATTTGATACACTTTAACTTTCTCTGAAGGGATGGTTATGAAACCAACCCCATTCCAAGCTGAATAGTGTGGTAGTTTATCGCGAGTTGATAGACTGTGTAGGGTTATTCCTTTTTTTAGAGTACCGATATTTTCCGTGAGTCTGTGTTCGTAACGAATCTTTATCCAGCCATCTTTAATCATATTAATCAATAAAAGCGTATCGAGCTACAGGCTGTTGAATGCTGCGATCCATGTATGGATAGCGTTGCACGTAACAGGCTTTGCTAAAATGCATACTGTGATTATCTGCAGTCTCAATTAATATCTCTCGATTCCTGTTTTCCTTTTCAAACAGGCTTTCATCTTCACTAATAAGTCTCCAATTGATGTCGCTCATAATTCCCAGATTTCTTCATCGTTTTCATCTAATCCTACTAGCTTTGCGTCAATACCTAATTTCCGTATTACTGCCATCCAGCCGCTATCTTCGCATGTAGAGCGAATAATAAATTCTCCGTCTACGTACCAATCATAGCCACTCTCAACGCAACAACCATCTCCACACTCATAAGAGTAGTGCTTATAGGCTATCTTGGGCATACTATTTTGCTAGCTCTAAGAGTGCGTGGTGCAGCAATAGCTCTGCATTAAACTTACCAGAAAGCCACATATCAAGTATTTGTAGCTTGGTATATGGTGTTTTGATATGTGACAAAGCCTGCCGGATTCTTAGGGAACTTTCAGCTAGCTGTTTCTTCATTCTACGCTCTCTAGTGTCATTCATCTTAACATCGAACCAGTTGATGGCGTAGTTAAAATCCTCTTCATTGCTGCTGTTAAATATAGCATCATGCAGGAAGTCATGTGCTTCCTGGTCATCTTCGTCTACGCCTAGGCTCTCTGCTAGTTCATTATATAACTTATCACTAGCAGCCTGATTCTTGATAACTTGCTCTCTAATGACTTTTACTTTGAATTTGTCATTCGGTTCCATAGTTTCTGATGTTTCAAACCAACTTAAACTAAACTTATAGTCTGGAAATTCTTTCAGAATTACTGAGGTCCAGCTCGAATTAGTTTGCAGTTCATGTACAGTGTATTCGTTACCCACCACTAGAAGTTTAGCGGCAGCTTCAGACATGTTAGTGAACCAAAAGGCACTGATGCCTTTGAACTTTATCTTACTTCCGATTTTAGCTAATGTTTTCATTTACTAATCCTTTCTAAAATTATTTCTCTCGTATTCAGCATCCGCACCTTCTTGAAAGCCTCTTTCGTATTCTTTGTTAAGTTGTTCTTGTAATTCTTTAATCTTATCTGCTGCATGTGTCGCTACATGCCAAGTAGGGCCAGCAGTCACAACTCCATCAGCTTCTGTAGCATTAGGAAAGTTTTCTTGATCGTCTTTAAACCAAGGATAGTTTAGAGCTTTTCCTAAGATTTGGTCAATCTCTCGAAACTCTTCCAACATCTTGACATTTTGTTTATTGAGTTTAGCGATCACTTCTCGGTGCTCGTCAATTATACGAGCACCATCGTCAAGAATATGATCCTTCAATACATTCAACTCAGTCAGTAATTCTCCCCGTTGCGTGAGCAGATCCCTTGAGATGCCTTCTTGTATCTCTATTCTTGCTTTTAACCGCTTTACCTCATTCTGGGCTTCTTCTAATTGTTCAATAGTTGTTTTCATCCTAGGTTATTCAGGTTCCAGAAGTTACGATTAATAATTTCTTGTTGTTGTTCTTCAGTAAGCTCACCGTTACCAACGCGGTGAGCGTAGCTCCAACTGTCTGCATTATTCAATAATGTTCGAATACCGGAACCGTTTCCAGAAATTATCATCATATTGATGTTGTGCAGAAACTGCTCATATTGAGCTACTTTCTCTTCTAGTGTAGGTGTGTTCATGCTAATTCAGCCTCATCTAGATTAGCTTGCGGTCTATCTGCTAACAACCTTTTCCATTCTTCAAATCTGGTAATCTGAATTTCTGAATCTATACGGTATTGTTTAACTGCTTCGATATACTCATAAGCATTATTAAAAATCACCATATTATTCTCGTGAAGAGGAAGCATTCCTCTTTCTTTTTTAAATGCATTCAGCCTTTCGTACAATGCCTTTTCACTTTTTGATATGAAATCATCAATCTTAATCCCCCATCGAGATTGAAACACAATAACTGGGCAATGATTGTTTATCTGCACAAATGCAATATCACCATCATCAGTCAATGAGTGATATATATTGTTGCACAGAATTTCAAAGTCGTGTGCGTTTTCGTAAAAATATTTAAACCCATCATGTTCTGCTATCATGGCATATCTATCTTCGCTATCATAAATAAACCTGCACAGCGTTGCGGCTGCTTTATATTCAGGATACTCTTGAGCCTCAACGTCAATCATGTGCTTGATTGCTTTGATGGCTTGTTTGTGCTTTTTTTCTAATTCTTTTATAAAGCTATTTTTCATTAGGTATAACTATTTCAAACGTGTAACCGTCTTCTGCTCTATAAGTAGGATATAGTGCCTTCACTTCCCTGTGCATGCTTTCCATATTTTTCCTATCATACTCATAAGAACCTACTATTCTTTTACCGCTTTTTGTGCGGCGATCTTTGATGTATATATTTAATATGTAGGTCATACTAGTCTACGTTATAGTGAATCGCAAAGGCCAACAAAGCAAATATAGCTACTGTCAGTATTAGCGGCGTTGGCAGCTTGTTTAAAGCTGCAATGTTGTACGGCTCCATAGATTTTATTGAGTTTATTCGCCAAGCGTATCTTCAATTTTCATTGTTTTACCCATCCATGCTTGAGGCCTGATATTAGTGAACCAGTCTTGTATACTAGGTATTCTACCCAAGTCCTCTTTTACATGCTGCTCGCCTACCCACCTCGTAGGTATATTCTTACCATTGCTGAGTGTGATTGTTATGCCGAACTTCTGCTCACACTCATATATTCCTTCACTGTGATGTCTGAGAGCCCTGTGCCTGAAGTCGGCATAATAGGCTTTAGACTCATCAAACCAGTTATGGATAGGGAGGTAGTCTCCTACCTCCCCTCCCCATTTCTTCACACTACTCATAGCGTGATGATAAGGATGACTCATTAGAACTCGTCGTTAAAAGTCTCTACAGATTGTACTCGCTGATTATACTCAAGCTGCCCTGAACCGTCGGGATTAATAATTACAAGACCATACGACCCTTCATTAATTTCCCAACCCGGATGCTTTGCCTCCAGAAGGCTATATACAACCTCAAGGATTAACCCTTCCGCAGTGTCCTCTTGTTCAATTATCTCGCTGATAAGTTCACCGTTAACAAATTTACTTGTTTTTGTGAATAGCTTACACGGCTCTGCGTTTAAGTCCGTATCCTCTCCATTCTCATCTATAAAAGAAACAGAGTCTATCTGGCCGCTGTCGCCACTACCATCAAATTCAACTTCCACTCTGGCTATTTTATGTTTTTCTAGAAGCTGTTTAACAATTTCTCGATTCTTATTAACCAACTCGAGTGCTTCTTTTTTTTGTTTTGCTAATATTTGTAAGTAGTCCATATTGTTTTAATCTAGTTGTAGGTTCCGTAGTCTTCAGGCTTCATCGGATCATAACCATCCATCATTGCGAAAAACCGCTCTCTCGACAGTTTACCTTTACACTCATAAATAGCTGTCGCCAGAATTTCTCCATAAACTCCGCCGAGTTGTTCTCGTATAGTGTCATCATCGCTGAAGTCTAGTTTACTGATGTCGTAACTGATCTTCATAAGCTCATTAGCACTAATCTTCCAACCTCGTCTAATAAGTTTATTTACTCTAAACAATGCACATAGCGGGAAACCGCTGCCGGCATAATATAGTTCTTTTGCAACGATAGCTTCTAAACTGAATTGATTTAGTACCAGCTTATCATCTTCAGTGTAGTAGTTTTTAGTGTGTACGAAATCAAACGTTTTGTGGATTTTTTCTACATCTCCACAGAACCTAATAACTATCTGCACACCTGAGGTAAGTGTAATAGCGTTTCTTGAAACGTAAATCGGAGTATATTTACCCACAACCTCTAACTCTGCAAGCCGCTTTATAGGTGTTAGAGGAGTATCTAAACCAATTGTGACACCTGTGGCTGTTACTTGCAAAGGTATTCCACGCCAACCCATAAGGGCTGTATAGTATTCCGCAAGACGAAGAGCTGTCTTAGTATTTTTTAGATATATATCGTAATCATTGACAGGTTCATCTAGCAGCATACTGCTGATGCAGCCTCCAGTTACAATAAAATCCCGCTCCACGTTTTCTCTAAGGGTACGATCCGTAATCGAGCTTACCCATTCTTTTACCTTATTTTTAATATTTTTTTCTACTTCTTTTTTATTCATAGTGTTAATTATCGTTTGAGTCTGCTTCAGTTACGTACTTATCTAGTAGATCTATTTTTTCATCTAGCGCCTGATTGAGCTTCTCGATATCCCATTCATAAATCTCTTGAAGCTCATCAAGAAGATCTTTGATTTTACTTATGCAGTCTGCTACTGATCTATTGCCCATATTTTTAAATATTAACTTCTTCTAGGTTTTTTGTTCTGATCTTAATTGTGTTGTTAAACCTGGGGATTCCGTCGCTGCTTAAATTCTGATACTTTACAGTTGCCTGCATTCCCAGTATATCTAGACGACGAGCCCACAGTCTTCGCTGATATTCAATTCCGCCCACAGGAACAGAATCAAATTCTTTACCGTCAGCCATGGCTAGTCGAAGAATTATACATCCTTCACGACTACCCTTACCTTCTTTATAGCCTACAATCTCATACTCGTTTTCGTGAAAATCCTTACGTTTAAGCAAGTCTTTTGTACGCTTATGTTGATATAGACTATTACCTGTACGAATCATCTGCCCCTCGTAGCCTTCAGCCATATATTGC